GTTGTGATCTTCACCAGGCGCGGGGTGTATGCGCCCCGGCTGGACTTTGAGCGGATCGCCAAGCAGGCGGATGTTGAGGCGCTGTTTCAGCGCAAGGCGCGGTCGGCCATCTATCAGGCATGGGAGCGCGGGCGCTGAGGGCTCAACCAAGGTGGCATGCTGGCGGCGCAAAAAGCAAAGCCCCGCGTTTTCTTTGCGCGTGAAAACCACTTACAATTGAGCCAATAACCCGCAAACAAATGAACCAACGTCAAAAAATCAAACGCCGTCTAAAGTCACTGCCTCGATCTTTGGCGGCGACCGATGCACCAAGGCCCAGACGCAGCGCAACATATTTTGAAAACTGGTGCTGCAGAAACTGCTTTTTTTGGTGGGGGCCTGGGGCCAGACGGCACAAACATGGTTTTGCGCAAAGCAATTTTGACGGGGCACTCAAAACCCACTGGAAGAAATCAGAACCCGAAATTGGCGGCTATGAGCCGGAGGCTTTGGCGTGAGCACTACGATTGACCTGACCCGCATCATGACCCAGACTGAGTTTGGGGAGTTGGTGGGCATCAGCCAGCCCGCAGTGTCTGACCTGTTGCAGCGGGATGTGATCAAGCCGGGGCAGGCTTGTGGGGAGTGGCTGGGCACCTACATCAGCCATTTGCGCGAGCAGGCCGCTGGGCGGGGGATGGATGGGGAGCTGGCGTTTCAGCGGTCTGAGCTGGCGCGGGTGAGCCGTGAGCGGGCCGAGATTAAGCTGGCGCTTGAGCGGCGCGAATATGCGCCCGTGCAACTGTTGGAGCAGGTGCTGGCCACGGTGGGGCGGTCGGTGGTCGGCGTGTTGGAGCCGTTGCACGTGAACCTGCACCGGCTTTGCCCGCACCTGACGCCCGAGGATTTAAAGCTGATCCAGTTGGAGGTGTCGAAGGCCTGCGATATTGCGGCAGGGGCATCTCTGGCCGTGCTGGACGTGGCCGAAGAAAGCGCACAGCCCGAGGCCGAGCAGCCGGTGGACCAGGGGCTGGATGATGAAACATTTGAGGACGACCGATGAGCGCAGCACCGACCAGTCAATTGGGCGCGCTGGCTGCGCCGTTTCCTTGGTTCGGCGGGAAATCGGGCGCGTGTGATGTGGTTTGGCAGGCCTTTGGCGATGTGCAAAATTACGTGGAGCCGTTTGAGGGCAGTGCGGCCATGTTGTTAGGTGCGCCCGATTGCAAGAGGATTGAGACGATCAATGATGCCGATGGGTTTGTGGCGAACTTTTGGCGGGCGATTCATGCTGACCCGGAGGCTGTGGCTCATCATGCCGATTGGCCATGCAACGAGGTTGACCTGTTTGCGCGGCACTCATGGCTGGTGCGCCATGCGCAAGAGCTGACGGACAAGCTGCACGCTGACCCGCAATACTTTGATGCCAAGATGGCGGGGTGGTGGTGCTGGGGGGCGTGCAATTGGATTGGCTCGGGCTGGTGCACCGGCGATGGGCCTTGGGTGCTTGGCGATGATGGCAAGTTTGCCAAGAAGACCGACAGCGGGGGCGTGCGCGACAAACTCCCGCACCTTAGTGCCGGGCGGGGCATCAACCGCCAACTCCCGCACCTTGGCAATGCCGGGCAGGGCATCAACCGCAAACTCCCGCACCTTGGCGATGCCGGGCAGGGCATCAACCGCCAAACCGATGGCGGGCGCAGCGACTTCATTCATGCTTGGTTTGCCGCCCTGCACGATCGTTTGCGCGATGTGCGGGTGACGTGCGGCGATTGGTCGCGGGTTGTAAAGGATTCGGTGACGGTTCGGCATGGCCTGACGGGCGTGTTTTTGGACCCGCCGTATTTCAAAGGCGCGATGGACTACGCAGCGGGCGGCGTGGGCACCAACTTGCCAGCCGAGGTGCAGGCGTGGTGCGCGGACAATGGGGGCAACCCCAAGCTGCGCATTGTGATTTGCGGTCATGCCGGGGAGCATGACGCGCTGCTGGCCAAGGGGTGGACCGAGCGCAAGTGGGCGGCGCGCAAAGGCTACGCCACCACTGATGAGGCTGTGGCCAACAGCGCCAGTGAAACGATCTGGCGCAGCCCGCATTGCGTGGCCGAGACGCGCGTGCAAGATTCGCTTTTCTAACCCATGCAAAACCCGTTCGCTCAAACCTGGTCGCACGTTTTCCCCGAGCTGCAGCGCAGCATTCGGGCGGCGGTGTCGCGGGGGATGGAGTCACTGAAGACGCCGGAGCCTTTGACGGGGGATGAGTGGGCGAACCGGCATTTTTACTTGTCGGCCGAGAGCAGCCAGGGTGAGAAGCGGTGGGAGTCTTACCCGTTTCAGCGCGTCATGTTGTCGGCCATGGGTGACGATGACATCGAGGAGGTGGACTTGAAAAAGTCGGCCCGCGTGGGGTACAGCAAGATGCTGGTGGCGATCATGCTGTACTTTGCGCACCACAAGCGGCGTAATCAGTGCCTGTGGCAGCCGACCGATGCGGACAGCGATGAGTTTTGCAAGAGCGAGGTGGAGCCCGCGCTGCGCGATGTGAAGGTGATGCGCGAGGTGTTCCCCATGTTCATGGCCAAGAGCAAGGCCAACACGCTGAACATGAAAAAGTTTCTCGGTTCGTTGCTGTACCTGAAAGGCGGCACGAGCGCGGGCAATTACCGGCGCATGACTTTGCAGTGTGCGCTGTTGGACGAGTTTGACCAGTTCGACCAGAAGATTGAAAAATCAGCCGACCCGTTCACGCTGGCGCACAAGCGGCTAGAGGGGGCAACGTACCCCAAGATCATTTGCGGCACCACGCCACGGGTGAAGGGCTTGAGCCACATTGAAAAGCGCGAGCAGGCCGCCGATGCGCGCATGAGGTTCATGATTGAGTGCCCGCATTGCAAGGTGGAGCACCCGTTGATGTGGGGCGGCAAGGATGTGAAGCACGGCATCAAGTGGGACCACCACGACCCGGAGGGCACGGCCCACCACGTTTGCCCGCACTGTCACGGCAGCATCACGCAAGACCAGTACCTGCGCATTGCAGACGATGGCGTGTGGGTGAGCGCCTGCGGGAACTACCGGGCCAAGCACCGACCGTCCTACCAATGGACAGACGGCACGGGCGCGCCGTTGCTGAAGCCGCCTCGGCATGTGGCGTTTCATGTTTGGACGGCGTACAGCCCGCAAACCACCTGGGGCGTGATCGTGCGCCAGTTTTTGGAGTGCGTGCGTGCGGCCAAGAATGGCGACAAAGCCCCGCTGGAAGGCTTTGTGAACGAGACGCTAGGCGAGACCTGGGAAGAGGAAAGCGAAAAGGCCGATGTTCATGCGCTGCTGGCCAGGGCCGAGCATTACCCGCTGCGTGTGGTGCCCATGGGTGGCCTGCAGTTGGTGGCCGGGGTGGACGTGCAGGACAAGTGGTGGGCCGTGACGATCTGGGCCATTGGGCGCGGAGAGGAGATGTGGGCCGTGGACTGGCAGACCATTGACGGCAACCCGGCTGACGAACGGGAATGGCAAAAGGTGGATGACTACCTGCAACAGCCGCTGCAGCACATTGGCGGTGCGCCCATGAAGGTGGCAGCGGCTGCGGTGGACACGGGCGGGCACTTCACGCACCAGGCCTACAACTTTTGCCGCAACAACAGCGGCAAGCGGTATTACGCCATCAAGGGCGACAGCCAAGAAAACAAGCCAGTCAAGGGCCGGGCCAGCAGCCAGGACGTGAACTGGCGTGGGCGCATCATCAAGAATGGCGTGAAGCTGTGGATGGTTGGCACAGATACGGCGAAAGACCTGTTTTTTGGGCGCCTGAAGGTGACGCAGCCGGGCGCGGGGTATGTGCATTTCAGCAAGCATTTGCCGCCCGAGTTCTTCAACGGCATCACGGCCGAGGTGCGCAAGCAAGTGCGCATGGCCAGCGGCATCAAGTATCGGTGGGTGAAGGTGTCGGACCGCAACGAGGCGCTGGACTGCACGGTCTACAGCATCTTTTGCAGCCACATGCTCGACCATTACAAGATGACCGATGCGCAATGGAACAAGCTGGACAACGACTTGCGACCCGACCTGTTTGGCCTGCCGTTTGGCCCGCTGCTTAGCGCAAAACCCGCGCCTGCACCAGAGACGCCACCTGCAGCCGGGTTGCTGGAGCCGGGACAAATTGAGGTGCGTGACCCGGTGACGGCGGCGCCGCAAGCCGCGCCCAAGCCCGCACTCCAGCCGGCAGCCACGCAGCCAAAGCCTAAGCCTAAGCCTCAAAGGCGCAGCAACTTTGCATCAAGCGAATGGATGTCGCGCCTTTAAAAAAATTTCCCAAAAGTTGAAAATGAGCTTACAATAAAGGCTCAACAATTCAACAGGGCATGGAGAAATGAAAACAGTGACCATCGGCGACTTGTGGGCGGCTTTGTCTGCGCCCAAAACTTGCGCCAAGCAACGCAAAACAGCCTGCGCACCCATTCGGCTATTAGATCAGGAAAAAATCAGCGAGATGGCCCGACCCGGCACGCAAACGCTGGAACTGCTGTCAGCGTTGGCCCACTCGCCTGCCAGCACGAACAACCTTGCAGAAATTTGCGGCCTGACGCAGCGCAAGGTTTGGGGCTTGCTCAAACAGCCCAAAGAAAAAGGCATGGTCACATTCAGCCCTGACAGCGGCGTTTGGCGACTGAACCGCGAATACGAAGACCCGGCCATTGACCGCGCGCGCTGCCTGCTGGAGCTGAAAGGCTGGGTGTGCATTCCACCAAAGACCAAGCCATGATGGCCGCCGCGTGGCCATTCCCGCCGCCTGGTGGGCCAGTGCCTTGGACGGCGGCACAAAAAAAGGCATACGACCAACAAAAGCGCGAACGCGCGGGAGATGCGCCATGGTGAAGATTTGCAGCAAATACCAGGCGCGTGAGCTGGCTTGTGCGCTGACCGGGTGCGGGCTGGCCATTGCCTTGGTGTTGGCGGTGATTTTTGTGAGCGGCTTGACCGTCAAGTTGATGGAAAAGCCCAAGCTGCAAAGCAACTGCCCGGGCCTGATCGAAACATGGAAGACCAACGGCCTGCCCAAGCACATTCAAATCAAATGCAAGGAGTTTTTGACATGACGCACATTGCAAAAGACGAAGCACTAAAACTGGCGCTGGAGGCGTTAAAAATTGCAAGGGATCAGATTGTTGACCCTGAATACGCCCCAATTGGATGGAGCGTTTCCAGACTTGATGAAGTGCTTGAAAACGGAAAGCAAGCACTTGCAGCACCTGTGCAAGAAGGCCGAGACTGGTCTTTGTTGGAGGCCACGCAAGAATCGCTGCGTGAACACATGGCCGAGATCAAGCGGCTGAAAGAAGCACAGCCAGCACCTGTGCTGGAGCCGTACTGCTACCACGACGGAAGAAACATCGTGGACAAACAGTTTGCAAGCCACTCCGACGTTTTTCCGCTTTACACCACCCCACCCGCAGCACGGAGTGCGTGGGTTGGGCTGACGCCGGAAGAAGTGAAGTATGAGTGGGAGGCATGGAGAGCAAGCCTGCCGCGATATGCCGGGTTTGCAAAGGGCATCGAAGCCAAGCTGCGCGAGAAGAACGGAGGCTGACATGAACCACATCGAAACACTGAAGCGACTTAATAACTGCGCAATCGCAGCCAGCGACTGGCTGGCAGAGGGCTGTGATATTCACAACATCCCACGAACGCAAATCGCTGCGCTGGTGGCATTTTGCAAAGAGGTGACACAGCCACCCGCAGCACAGCCAGCACCTGTGCAGGAGCCGACGCTTCAAAAGCAATTGGACGATGCCCATCGTTCAAGGGACTTCTACAAGCGCCGTATCGATGCGCTTCAGCGGTTGCAGAGCAAGATGCGCGACCCTGAGCGCACGATTGTGTGCGACATCCTAGCTAACGGCTGCGTCCTTGAGCCAGCTGGCGACCGCTACACCCCACCCACAGCACCTGTGCAGGAGCCGTACTGCTACCACGACGGAAGAAACATCGTGGACAAACAGTTTGCAAGCCACTTCGACGTTTTTCCGCTTTACACCACCCAACCCGCACAGCCAGCTGTGCCCGAAGGATGGAAGCTGGTGCCGAAAACACCAACAAACGAAATGACTTCTGCAATGGCTGACGCTTTGGAAGACCCTGAAAACGAACGATCAAGCTGGGACTTGGCGGAGAACATGTACCGCGCCATGCTTGCCGCCGCACCAAAGCAGAAAGGCGGTGAAGCATGAAGCGATTACGCGCACCAAAACTTAAAGAGGGCGAACTTCGCATCTACTGGGGCCGAGAGTCGCACGACAGAACGCCGGACGTAATGTTGGCATGGCAGGGCGACAGCGCCATGAAGCGCGACACAAACCTGCTGCACTACGTCATGTGCAGCAAGAAGCCAAAGATCAGCCTTGGCAAAATTGACTGGTCAACAATGGAGCCAAGCCTGATTGAAGAACTTGATGCACGCGGCTACGACTTAACCACACTGAAATTCAGCATCATGAAAAAAGCAGCCGCACCAGAGAAAGGAAACACACCATGACCCCCGACATCGCAGACATCATCGGCATGGCGAGGAAGGCTGGATTCATGCCAGCCCACGATAACCGTGTTGAACGCTTCGCCGCCCTTGTTGCCGCAGCAGAGCGCAAAGCCTGCGAAGATGCGTGCCGAAAAATTGCAGAAGGCGACCCAAGCGACCCAAACAATGATGTCGCTGAATACACCGTTTACGGTGTTGCAACGGAATGCGCTGACGCTATCCGAGCAAGGAGTGCCAAATGAACATTGTGATCTACACCAAGACCAACTGCCCCAACTGCACCACGGCCAAACAGCTTCTGAATTCCAAGGGGCTGAAGTACAACGAGATCAGCATGGACAACACTGATGACCGCATGGCTTTCTTTATGACGTACCCAGACGCCCGACAGATGCCCCAGATATTCATCAACGACCAGCGAGTTGGTGGGTTTGCAGGTTTGCAGCAGGCGTTAAAGGAGCTTGGTTTATGAGCATGCGCCCAACCGAATTTGAAATTCGAGATCATCGAACGGACATCATTCCGCTAGATGTTTGTTTTGACCCTGAAACGCAAATAGGCGAAATCAACGGCTACAACGTGAGCCAAGACGGTGAAACGATCACATTGACGCACGAAATGGCCAAATACCTTTTGCTTGCGATTGAAAAAATGGAGCAGTCGCGCCCACAGCGCTTTCAAAACCAGTGGCCCAACAATTGGGTCGAAGCAGCCAAAAAAGAAACCATCAACCCACCGAAAGACAACAATGTTTGAAATCATGCTTGACCTGGAAACCATGGGCACTGGCCCGAATGCGGCGATTGTGGCCATTGGGGCAGCGGCGTTTTGCCCGCACGAGCGGCGCGTGTTGGGGAAAACCTTTTATGCTCCCGTGTCCTTGGAGTCGTCAGTTAATGGCGGCGGCGTGGTGGATGCTGGCACGGTGCAATGGTGGCTGCAGCAAAGCACCGAAGCCCGCGCGCTGTTTGAAAAATACGCACCCAGCCAAAGCATCGACAACGCCCTGTATGAGTTTTCAACATGGGCGGCCAATGTGTCAGGCGCCGACCCGAAGAAGGTTAACGTTTGGGGCAATGGTGCCGATTTTGACAATGTGATTTTGAGCAGCGCGTACAAGCGGGCAGGCATCATCCAACCCTGGGGCGCATTCAACAATCGCTGCTACCGGACCATCAAAAGCCTGTACCCAGAAATCAAAATGGAGCGCAAAGGCACTCACCACAATGCTTGCGATGACGCCATCAGCCAAGCCGAACATTTGTGCCGCATTTTGGGGGCAATGGGCAAATGAGAATCTATCACCGTCAATCGCTCACGCTTGAAATGATCTTTGACCGCTGCGAAGTGGTGGGCGAGTGCTATGAGTGGCAGCAATACGTTGACAAAAATCAGCGCCCCGTGGCGCGCAGCGATGGCAAGCCCGCGTATGTGCAGCGCTTGGTGATTGAGCTTTCAGGCAAGGCGCCCAAATACGAATGGCACGCCAAAACGACCTGCAACAATTCAAAGTGCTGCAACCCGGCGCACCTGAAGCCCATGTGCGCCAAAAAATCCATTGCCGAGATGTGGAAGGGCAACAACTACCAAGACCCGACCTACTTGGCGGCGCGTGCGCGGGGTGCGGCATCCAGGGCAAAGACAACGCCAGAGATGGTGCGGCAAATCATGACGGACACGCGGCCGGCTGCGCAGATGGCCCGAGAGATGGGCATTTCTCGCAGCTTGGCGCAAAAGATCAGGGCTGGCAAAGCGCGCAAACAGGTGGCGGCATCGGTCAACCCGTTTGCGGGGCTCATTCGTTGAACATTCGTTTACAATCAGAACCTCAACAGCCGAAAGGACAGCTATGTTTAAGCGATACATTTCCCATTCAATCAATCTGGGCCAGCTTGTGGCTGGTGTTCAAAGAATGAACGATGAAAAGTGGGGTGGCATTTCAGATTGGCGCATTGCCCATGATGGCATCGCACTGGCTTACGCCGCCATCACGCCAAGTTTCAAGTTTGAAAAACTGTGGATTGCCAACGAAGAAGGCGAGGTCAGAACGATTCAAAAAGAAACCGATGGCTCAATGCACGGAAAAACAATATCAGGCCGAGCTGGCGGTTGGACCCCTGTCGAGTCCGAGATTTCTTGCTTGATTTTGAGTCGCGGCGATTTTCCACTGATCTTGCAAGAGGCTTTTGATACAGCATGGAAAGAAGAGCCTCAGCCAGCATGACCATGCACAAACCCGCCACGCACTACGCCCTGACCGCCAACAACGATAAGACCTACCAAGTGCCGCACCGACCGCAGTGGCACACTGGCGATCCGCCTGGGGTGGGCTGGTGGCCAGCCAACACCGAGGAAGACCCTGAAATTTTGCGATGGTGGAACGGGTCTGAATGGAGCCTGCCATCAAACCCGCGCCTGAATGAGCACATGGCCTCCGACTTGGGGCGAAGGACGCACAAAAGCCCAAAGCCAATCAAGTGGTCTTCGCAATGGTGGGCCGGCCAATGAGGGCGGGCATGGGCGTAAACAATGCGGGCGCTGACGAGGCGATAAGCCACAGCCTTGAAAGCGACGACGAGGAGCCGCGCACGCGGGAGGACATTCGGGCCGCGCTGCTGGCCGACCTGACCTTTATGGTGTGCGATGTAATGTCGCTGCCCGAGCGCGAGGCCGCAGAGGTGGCGGGCCGCTTGTTTTGGGCCATGCGCAAGACCTGGGGCGGCAGAAAAATCAGGTTTCACGTCACCAGGGTAGATGAGCTGCGCGCCCAAGCGCGGGCCATGAACAACGGCAAAAACGCGGCGGCTGTGTGCGCGGCGCTGGGCATCAGCCTGTCGCGGTTTTATGAGCTGATCAGCGGGCCTGGCAAAAGGGCTGGCCGCAAAAATCGGGGCATTGTGTTGCGGGATGCAGCTTGATATTCCGCAAAACGGACCAAAACCGCACAGCAGGCCTACTACAATCCGGGCCTATGACTACCCCACTCGAAGACGCGCAGGCCATGTTGTCGGCCTACATTGCCGCCGAAAAGAACATTTTGGCGGGCAAAGAGGTTAGGCTTGGCGGGCCGGGCGTTGACCGTTGGCTGCGCTTGGAAGACCTGGATTTGGTGCGCGAGGGCCGCAAAGAGTGGGAGGCCCGTGTGCGCGCCTTGACCGCGCAGGCCTTGCCGCCCGATGTGGCCGCTTTGCAGAGCTTTGGCGGTGTGCGCTATGGCCTGAGTAATTTCAGCGTGGCGCGCTGAGCAACACCGAAACCTGACACATGGCCAAAAAACCCGCACCCGCTTTGAACTTGGTTGACCGCTTTGTCGCCACCCTGAGCCCGGTGGCCGGGTTGCGCCGTTTGCAGGCCCGTGCCGCGCTGGCAGCGGCTGTGCCAGCTTATGAGGCCGCATCCCCCAGCCGTCACCGCAAGTTTTACAACAACGCGCAAAGCCCCAATCAGCTCACGCAGCTGAGCGCCATTGCCATCAGGGCGCAGGCGCGGCAGTTGCATCGTAACCACGACATCAGCCGTGGCATTTTGCGCACCATGGTCAACAACATGGTGGGGCCGCAAGGCATTGGCATTGAGCCCCAGCCGCGCCGGGCCGATGGCACCATCCACGAGGAATACGCCTCACAACTTCGCACCGCGTGGCGCGAGTTTTGCCTGAAGCCAGAGGTGACAGGCCGACACAGCATGGCCAAGGTGCAACGCTTGATGGCGCTGACCTGGATTCGAGACGGCGAGGCCTTCGCGCAAGAGCTGGTGGGCAATGTGCCTGGCCTGACGCACGGCAGCCGCGTGCCGCTGAGCTTGGAAATGTTTGAGCCTGACTTGGTGCCCTATGACTACCAAAACGTGTACCCCACGGGCGGCAGCATTGAGCAGGGCATTGAGCGAGACGCCTGGGGCAAGCCCCGCGCCTTTTACGTGTACAAGCGTCACCCGGCCGAGGGTGTGGGGGTGGCCTATGGCACGGGCGACTTGAAGCGTGTGCCCGCTGACCGCGTGCATCACATTGCGTTGCTGGATCGCATCGGGCAGATGCGGGGCGTGTCGGAATTTGCCAGCATCATCACACGGCTGGAGGACATCAAGGATTACGAGGAAAGCGAGCGCATTGCGGCCAAGATCGCCGCAGCGTTGACGGCTTACGTGAAAAAAGTGAGCCCAGACGGTTACCAGGGCGCGCAAGTGGACGAAAACGGCGAGCCGATCAGCCGCCAATTGTCCATGGCCCCCGGCATGATCATTGACGATCTGCAGGTGGGCGAAGAAATCGGGATGATCGACAGCAACCGGCCCAACCCGAACTTGGTGACTTTCCGGGGCGGGCAGTTGCGCGCCATTGCAGCCGGCGTGGGCGTGAGCTACAGCAGCGCGGCCAAGGATTACAACGGCACGTTCAGCGCCCAGCGCCAAGAGCTGGTGGAGCAGTGGGTGAATTACGCCACGCTGACCGATGAGTTTGTGGGTCAGTTTTTGCAGCCGCTTTGGGACACGTTTGTGCGCGTGGCCGACATCAGTGGCGTGGTGCGCAAGCCGCGTGATGTGGCCGATGAGTCCGCAAACGATGCCATGTTCTTGGCGCAGTCGATGCCGTGGATTGACCCACTCAAAGAGGCCAAAGCCTATGTCGAGCTGACCCGCGCAGGCTTTGCCAGCGAGGTGGAGGTGATGCGCAAACGTGGCGTGAACCCGCGTGACGTGATGGAGCAGATGTCCACATGGCGGCGCATGGCCGCTGAGCGCGATTTGACGCTGACCAGCGATGGCGCAAACAGCGAGACGGCGGGCAAGCCCCAGCCGGAGTCTGCAGCGCAAGACGGCGAGGATGACGACGAGAGGGCCACCCCATGATTGCCAAGCTGGCCGGGTTGTTGACGGCGGCGATTTTGGTCGTGCTTTTGGGTGGGTGCGCCAGCGTTGAGCAGGCCCATGAGGTCGTGGCGATTGAAGCCGAGAGGAAAGGCGAGGCGGTGCTTTCGGAGTTGCCCGCCGACTTGGCCGATGCCGATGGCGCAGCAGGGGCCGTTGGCACTTTGGCCGCGCCCGTTGGCAAGTGGCTTGGCGCTGTCATTTTGCAAATGTTTCAGAATGTCAAACTTAGCATTGATGTTAAAATTGACAACACAGACAAGGCGGTTAAGTGAGGCGGCATGTAGTATTTTCCGTGGGCTTGACCTTGCTGTTGTTGGTGAGCGGCATTTTTACGATCCCGCTGGTGTCGCAGCTTGATCAGCTGAGTCAAAACCTGGCTTACGCGATTGGGCGCATGCCCATTATTTTGGGTGCGGCATTGGCTTTTTATGGGCGGGACAAAAAATGACAGGTAGCGAGGCTGTTGGCGGGTGGCTGGTGACCAAGTTGGCCCCGGCCCTGGGTGGGCTGTTTGGAGGCTTGAGCTTGGCAATGTTTTGGACACCAGAAAAGCTGCGCGAAAAGGGCAAGATCGCCAGCATTTTCATTGCAGGCGGAATTTCGGCCATGGCAGGCTTTGCGCTCACGGGCGTGGTGGCGATCCAGTTGGGCATTGACCAGCAAAAAATCGACGTGGTGATTGGCCTGAGTTGGGGCCTTGGTTTGCTGTCGATTGCTGTCATGAATTGGTTGGCCAACTACATGGCCCGCCGCGAACACTTGGACATTGCCGAAGTGGGGCGCGAGATCAATGCAGTTCGGCGCGGCGAAGCCGCCGTGCCTATTCGCGCCAAACCGCGACAAGCCCAAGCCAGCACGAAAAGGACGAGCAGCGCAAACAAGCCAAAGCAGGTGAAAAAATGAGTGTGGGCGCATGGCTGCTGACCGTGCTGTTCGTCGAGTTGGCGGCCATTGGCTGCGCTGCCTATCTGGCGTTTGGCGGGTTTTTTGAGGGCATGCGCACGCTGGCCAAAGTGGGCGTTTTTATGATGACCATGGGTTTGATGGTGCAGATCATGCGAACCCTGCATTTTTTTGAGTTTGGCGCGTACCCGGTGGACACGTTTTTCCCGCTTTGGGTGACCAAGGACATTGGCGCTTCAATTTTGATTTTTGACCTGGTGCTGATGTCAAGACAAAGGCCTTTTAAAGGCAGTCGGCACAATCCCAAAAGGAGTAAATGATGGACATCAAGAATTTACTGAAAAGCGCCGCCCCCATGCTGGGTGCGGCCATTGGCGGCCCGTTTGGCGGCATGGCAATGAAGATGCTGGCCGAAGCCTTGGGCGCCCCCGAGGCCAAGCCAGACGACCTGCCGGGCCTCATGGCCAGCGCATCGCCCGATCAGATCGCGGCCATCAAAAAGGTCGATGCAGACTTCAAGCTGCGGATGACCGAGTTGGGTTTTGAGAACGAGCAAAAAATGGCAGCCTTGGCGGTGGACAACACCAAGGATGCGCGCGACATGCAAAAGCAAACCCGCTCCATGGTGCCCGCCATGTTGACCGGCGTGACAGTGGTGGGCTTTTTCTCGCTGTTGATCGGTGCCGCTGCGGGCCAGTTTCGGCTTGAGGGGTCTGACGTTTTGATGCTTTTGCTGGGCGTGTTGGCCCGCGAAACGGCCAGCGTGTACAACTTTTGGCTTGGGTCTAGCGATGGCAGCCGTCAGAAGACCGAAATCATGAAGGGCAACAAATGACAGCCACCACAATAACAGCCGATCAGCTGCGCGCCATGGGCATTGCCGACCACTGGCTTGAGCCGCTGAATGACGCCATGCAGCGCTTTAACATCAACAAGCCCAAGCGCATCGCCGCGTTTATCGGGCAGTGCTCTCATGAGAGCGCCAACTTTGCCGCGCTGACGGAAAACCTCAACTACCGCATGGAGAGCTTGGTCAAAGTGTGGCCTCGTCATTTCCCCACACTGGACGTTGCCGCTCAATACCACCGCAAGCCAGAGCAGATCGCCAGCCGGGCCTATGCCAACCGCATGGGCAACGGGCCAGAGTCCAGCGGCGAAGGCTGGAAGTATCGAGGCAGGGGGTTGATCCAGTTGACCGGCAAGGACAACTATCAACTGGCCAGCGATGCCTTGCGGGTTGATTTGGTGGCCAATCCCGATGCAGTGATGGAGCCCGCGATGGCCGCGCTGACAGCGGCATGGTTTTGGAACAAGCACGGGCTCAACGAGTTGGCCGACAAAGGCGACAACGAAACGATCGGCAAGCGCATTAACGGCGGCACGCACGGCATGAGCGACCGGCTTGACCGAACAGCCAAAGCGCTTGCTGTTTTGTCGCCAAAAAACAGCAGCGACAACACCATGACCACCTGAAAGGCCTGGCATGAAACAGCAGCCAATTTACCTTGCCAGCTACAAAGGCACGCACACAGGCATTGCGGGGCTGTTCAATCGCGGCACTCGCTGGCTCACGCGAAGCCCCTACAGCCACAGCGAGATTTGCATTGGTCACCCCTTTGAAGCGCCCGTGCATTGCATCAGCAGCAGCGGCATCGACGGCGGCGTGCGCGCCAAGATGATGAAGCTGAGCCCAGACAAGTGGGACGTGGTGCCGCTGTCATGGGTGAGCGAAGAGGCTGTTTGGCTTTTCATGATGGACGAAAAGGGCGCGAAATACGATTTTGCGGGCGTGGTGCGCTTTGCGCTGCCCTGGCTGCGCAGCCAAAGCGAAAGCCGGTGGTTTTGCACGGAGGCTGTTGCGGCCATTGCGGGCTTTGACGATGCTTGGCGGTTTAGTCCCGGAGATTTTCACAAGGTTGCCGAGTCAGTCAATCGTTTGATGGCCCGCAAAGACTGATTGAGCGCAAGGACTTGAGCAAGCGGACACGCTGTTGTCCGCTTTTTTTTGGCTTGTTGTTTGCGCTTTTGCGGAAAGTGTTTTACAATGCGTTTTCTTAACCAAGGAGAAGCGCATGAGCTTGAAATTTAACCACATTGGCACACCGGGCAAAATGGGCTTTGGTGTTGGCGTTCCGTCTGTTGTCCCTGACGGATTTTCACCGATGGATGGGTCGTATGACCTTGAGAGCGACAATTACGGGAACTTTGTATACAAAGACGTCAGTGTCATGGTGTATGTGCCGCGCTTTGATGTGGCTTTTGCCGAGCCGGGCAAGCCCATATTTTTGCGACCCGGTCAAGCTACGCCAAATGGCGCAAAGCGAGTGCAGGTGCCTGCGTTTTTCAATGGCGGGCGGTGGCGGCCTGGATTTTTCATAGACAAGTACATTTGCAGCAAGAACGGCAATATCGCCAGCAGCATTAAGGGCGGTAAGGTGCTTTCGTCACGCATTCGCAATGACGACAAAGACACGCCATTCAGCAGCCTGGGGCTGGACATTCAAGACAACTTAGGCGGTGCTTTTTATGCGGCCAAAACAAGGGGGCCGCGGTTCTTTGCCAGCAGCATTCAGATGCGTCATGCCTTGGGTCTTGTGGCCATGGCGCAGCGTCAGACGGCAACGGTCAAAACCTGCCGGTGGCTGGATTCTCAGCACAAGTGGCCGGCGGGCTGCGTGTCGAGTCTGGGCCAAGATGGCTTGCCGGACTTGAAATACGAGTCGGATGGCACTTACAAAAATTGTGGAAAAACCGGGTCGGCCAACATGCCGGGCGCTGTTTCGCACAACGGTCAGGCCAATGGCGTGATGGATTTGTCAGGCATCGTTTGGGAGGTGCAGTCAGGCATTGGTGAGCGCGATGGCCGATACGCGATTCCTGCAAGCGGCGAGTATTTGGAGGATTTTGAGAGCTACCAATGGGTGGCCGATACAAGCGTTGATTTGAGGTTTGGCCCCGTAGGCCATGTTGACCCCATGTTGATTGAATCAACCGGATTTGGCGGTTTGATTGGGCAACAGACTGGCGCTGGGTATTTGTGGCCGTCAAGCAATCCGCCAAAGGGGCTCTGTGCGATCGGTGGCGGCGCCTGGGACTACGGCAGCAGTGCCGGGGTCTGGGCGCTGACTCTGAACTACGCTCGCGGCCTCTCGTCCACCGCCGTCGGGTTCCGCGCCGCCTCTTATTTGTGATCTGTTGGCCTGAGCGGTAGCGAATGGCCTGTTCTTTTGGAGATTAAATTGCAACTGAAAATCAAAAAACTACACGCTTTGGCCAAAGTGCCAGAGTACGCACACAGCACAGATGCTTGCTTTGACTTGCATGCCTGCATGGTAGATGGCATGGCCTACATTGGCCGCCATGTGGAGCCGGGCTATCCGGTCACATTTGGCACGGGTTTGGCGTTTGAAGTGCCCGAGGGTTGGGCGATGCTGATTTTCAGCCGGTCTGGCCAAGGCTTTAAGCATGATGTTCGCTTGGCCAATTGTGTGGGCGTGATCGACGCAGGCTTCCGTGGCGAGGTCATGGTCAAGCTGACCAGCGATGCGCTGGAAAGCGACTGCATCACCGCCGTAAACAAGCCCCCCTATTTTGTGCAGCCCGGCGACCGCATCGCTCAGGCCATGCTGGTGCCCGTGCATCGCGTGGTGTTTGAGGTGGTGGAAGAGCTGGGTGACAGTGACCGTGGGGCTGCTGGGCTAGGAAGCACAGGCACATGAGCACCGCCATTTTTTTTCTGGCCGTGGCCTTTGGCGTGGGATGCGTGATGTTTCGCCGCACGCTTCGCGCCGGGCGTGATGGCATGGCCGCTGGCTGGGCGTTTGTTGCCATCGCGTCGGTTTCATTGATCGTTGTCCTGGCGGTTGTCAGTGCGGTATTGGACATTTGGAGTTTTTGATCATGGACTACACCACCGAAGATCAAGCACGGGCACTGATTCAGCCAGACACGCGCACGCAGTTGCAAAAAGACCTGCACCACATGGTGCAAGCCAACTGCGCGCCCGAGTTGTGCGGCACCGACGAAAGCCAGGCGCTGGAGCGCGTGGCTTTGCAGCTTCTGCATTTAGCCCAATCGGGCAGCCCATGGATTGCGGCCGACATCAAGCCGCCCGCTGAAATGGCGGTGCTGGTGAGCAATGGTTACTCGGCCCTGCGCGCCATGTGGGTGCCCGAGCAAAGCAAAGAAGTCGGTCATGGCGATTTTCAGGGAGATGTGGATTTTTCAGAGGATGGCACCGCGTATTGGCCCGAAGGCTGGTACGAGTGGAACCATCAGGATGAATGCCATTGGCAATTGACGGGTGATGACACGCCTACGCATTGGGCCTTTTTGCCCAAGGCGCCGAGGGCGTGACTGCGCACAAAATCACCGAGGATCAAATTACCCTGCTTGACCTCAGCGGACTGCACCGCCGTGCGCCGTTTTTGATTGATGGCGTACTCAATTCGCAATTCAGCATCACCCGGTTTTATGGGGGGATTCGGTTTAATGGCGAACACTACACCTACTTGCCCGGTGCCGATCAGCTGGTGCGCGATGATGTGCTGGCATGGCTGAAAAAGAACCGCAGCAAGCAGGGCAAACTTACCGAGCCTAAAAACACTCAAGCAAGGATTTTTGATGAGCCAGATTAAGGAAAAGCTGCAAGCCGCTGGGCTTGCGCACAAAGGCACCGATTTCGGCTCTTTGTTGCAGTGGGCGGCGTTGCACATTGATTCGCTTGAGGCGGCATTGGCTGAGGCGCAGGAAGAACGCGAGTCAGAAGAAAACGAGCGCATCAGGCTGGAGCGGATTTTGTTTCAAACGAAGTCTGTGGCCGAGGCGGTTGTTCAAACCGCGTCTGGCGGGCTTGTGCCGCCGATTGCGCTTGCCCGCGACCACGCGCCGCACATCAACATCATGGCGCACCATGGGGTTGAGCCGTATGTCAAAAAGCCAAGAAAGAAAAAGCCGTGAGCCTTTTTTCTGAGCTTTTGGACAGGACCAAGGACGATGCGGGGTGCGCCGTTTGGCAGCGTTCTTGCTGCAATGGGCACCCGGCATTTAGGCGAAACGGCAAAACGCTTTTGGTGCGGCGAGAGATTTGGAAAGATGAGCACGGGGAAATTGCGCCCGGCCAAATCATTGCCATGCAATGCGAAACCGCCCTGTGCATTGAGCCTGAGCACATGCAGGCCACCACGCACCAGCGTTTAGCCAAAAAGAACGGGGCACTTGGCCTGATGTCTGGCCCGGTGCGGAGCGCAAAGATTGCGGCCGCCAAGCGGAAAAGCCAAGCTAAGCTGACAGCCGCCATGGTTTTGGAGATACGGCAAAGCAGCGAAAAAACAAAGACGCTTGCAGAAAAATTTGGCGTCGCTCAGGCGCACATCAGCAAAATCCGCGTTGGTAAATGCTGGCGAGATTTTTCGAGCCCATGGGCTGGCCTGTAGCGAAAGCCAATTTGCTGCAAAATCCCCCCCCGAGCCTCCCTGCCTTTCGGCTGAGAACCGTTGGGACTTGCACCCGCATTCGTGCGGGTGTTTTTTTGCCCGCTGTTTAGATTTTCCGCACTTTGGCCCGTATTGGCAATTTCAAGCGGGTACATTTGCGGGCATGACGCAAACCACACAAGCCACTGATCAGCCGCAGTGGTACTCCATTCGCAAGATGACCCCGGTGGCCAGCGCCGCGCAGGGGGCATCCGCAGCGGCTGAAATTCTGATCTATGGCGACATCGGCGCGAGCTGGTGGGACGACCAGTCTGTGAGCGCCACCAGCTTCATCAAAGAGCTGAACGCGCTGGATGCCGACACCATCACGGTGCGCATCAACAGCATTGGCGGCGCTGTGACCGATGGCATCGCCATTCACAATGCCATGAAGCGCCACAAGGCCAGCGTGACCGTGGTGGTCGATGCTTTGGCCGCATCCATTGCCAGCCTGATCGCCATGGCCGGTGATCGCGTCGAGATGGCCGAAAACGCCACCATGATGATTCACGCGCCCTGGACGTATGCCGGTGGCAACAGCGCCGAGCTGCGCCGCACCGCCGACATGCTGGACACTTGGGCCGATGCCATGAGCACCAGTTACGCAGGCAAGACCGGCAAGCCCAAAGAGGAAATGCTGGCCCTGCTGACCGATGGCGATGACCATTGGTACACCGCCGACCAAGCGGTCGATGCGGGCTTTGCCGATGGCGTGGTGGCCGCCGCCCCCATGCTGGCCAGCGCCGCCAAGTTTGACCTGAGCCGATTTCGCAATGTGCCCGTGGCCTTGATGGCCACCGGCACTGCAACCGAGAGCAAGCCGACAGCCGCCGCACCCGCAGCGGCTGAGGCCCAACCCGTGGCAGCCGCCACACAACCTTTGGAGAACCCTATGCCCAATCAGGCAACTAATCCGGCGGCTGCTTTGCAACCCGTCGATGCTGCAGCCGTTCTGGCTGCTGACAAAACCCGCCGCTCGGAAATCCGCGCCAAGTTTGCCGCTTTCGCATCCCGCGATGGCGTGGCAGCTTTGCAAACCGCGTGCGAAGATGACGCCACCATCACCCCTGATGCCGCTGGTGCCCGCCTGTTGGCGCACCTGGGCGCACAGTCCACCCCCGTGGCTGGCCATGTGGTGACTGTGACCGACGAAACCGACAAGCGCCGCGCTGCCGCCAGTGCCGCCTTGATGGTGCGCGCCGGTGTGGCCGATGCCAAGACCCGCGAAGCAGTGGCCGCTGGCAACCCATTCCGTGGCACCACTTTGCTGGACATGGCCAAGTCTTCGCTGGCAGCCGCTGGCATCAAGACCGACACGATGGACAAGATGCAGATCGTGGCCGCTTCGTTCACGCAAAGCACCAGCGACTTCCCCGTCTTGCTGGAAAACGCGATGTACAAGACGCTGCAAATGGCGTACATGACAGCGCCTGACACCTGGAGCCGTTTCTGCGCCCGTGGTTCGGTGAGCGATTTCCGCGCACACAACCGCTACCGCGTGGGCTCTTTGGGCAACTTGGAGCTGGTCAACGAGCTGGGCGAGTTCACGAACAAGTCCATCCCTGACGGTGAGAAGTCGAGCATTGCCGCCAACACCAAGGGCTACATCATCAACCTGAGCCGCCAAGCCATCATCAACGATGACTTGGGCGCATTCATGGGTCTGGCCGCAAGCCTGGGCCGCGCTGCACGCCGCACGGTTGAAGCTGATGTGTATGCCGCTTTGGCATCCAACAGCGGCAACGGCCCCCTGCTGGCAGACGGCAAGGCCATCTTCCACGCTGACCACGGCAACTTGATCGGCACTGGCACCGCGCCATCGGTCTTGGCCTTTGACAGCATGCGCGTTTTGATGGCCAGCCAAAAAGACGTTGGCAACAACGATTTCTTGGACTTGCGCCCCGCCGTTGGCTTGTTCCCCATTGGCTTGGGTGGCACTGCCCGCGTGATCAACGATGCGCAGTACGACCCCGACACCGCCAACAAGCTGCAGCGCCCCAACCAGGTGCGCGGTTTGCTGAACGACATTGTGGACACGCCCCGCCTGACCGGCACCGGCTACTACATGTTTGCAGCCCCCGGCGAAGCGCCAGTGATGGAAGTCGCGTTTTTGGACGGCAACGACACGCCATTCTTGGAGCTCGAAAACGGCTTCACCGTGGACGGTGCCCGCTGGAAAGTGCGCCTGGACTACGGTGTCGCAGGCATCGACTATCGCGGTGCTGTGCGCAACCCCGGCGCGGCCTAAACCCTCTTTGTGTGGCCTGCCAATGATGGCGGGCCACGCACCACCAAATTCAGTCAACCGGAGAAACCCACATGACTACTCGATTCGTTCAACCTGGCATGGTGGTCAACCACACCGCTGCCGCCGCTATCGCCGCTGGCGATGTGGTCCAAATGAGCAAGCTCACAGGCGTGGCCTTGACCTCTGCCGCCATCGGTGCCGTGGCATCGGTGCAAATTGAAGGCGTGTTCCGCGTGCCCAAAAAGTCTGGTGACGCATTGGCGCAGGGCGATTACGTTCTGTTCGATGCCGTGGCCAAGAACTTCAAGATCGGCAACGGCGGCCCTGGCTGCGTGGCTTTTGAAGCCGCCGCAGCCGGTGCGACCGACTGCTTGGTCAAGTTCACCGGCGTGCCCGGCGAAGCTGCCTGATAACCGCCCGACCAAGAGCACACCATGATTGACTGGCAAGCCCTGCAAGATCGCACCAACACCATGGCCGTTCAGGTCTTTGGTGATGGCGTGACCGTGGATGGCCTGCCCGTTACGGCCGATTTCATCGAGCCGACCGATGAGGTGTTTTTGGAAGGCGTGTCGGGCATGAGCACAGCCCCCCAGCTCATCATCTTGACCAAGGACGTGCCCAGCGCGCCCGTGGGCAAGGTGGTGACGTTTGGCACGCGGTCTTTCCGCATTGCCGAATTGGCGCAAGACGGCTTTGGCCTGACGCGCTGCATGCTGGAGGCTGTGCTGTGAGCAATACCGCGCAAAAGCAAATACGCGATGCCATTGTGGCCGCCCTCAATACGGGCGATCCGCTGGCAGATGGTGGCGTGAAGTCGCATTCGCGCCGCCCCATGGCCGAGCAGTTTGGTGCTCAGGTGTTTGTGTACCTGGCCGACAGCCCCACCAGCCCCACCGCGCTGGGCTCCACCACCGAGTGGAACACCCGTGTGCGCGTGGAGTGTGTGGCCC